ATTGGCCGCAATGAAAAGAGGTTGGAGATATAGTGACAGACTACAAGTGCCACTTTTTAAGAATGAGTGGGGTACATAATGAAAAAACTAATTAAACGGTTATTTGGTGTTGATAAAATGGAAGCTGACCTTGCAGAGAAAGAAGCCAAACTTGCAGAGAAAGAAAAAGTTGAATTATCCCCAAAAGAAATAGCCACAGAGAAAAAAGAACCTTGGATTGCTGTACTAGATACTCATGTCAATATGGATAATATTCGTAATGGGTTTTTTGAACTTGACTGGAATGAGTATTTTGTGTTACAATTAAGAAGCAATGGTTATCAAGGTGCTACAGATGAAGAAGTTGTCGACTTATGGTTTGGCGAACTCTGTAGAAACATTGGATCAGACGAAGGTGTTGATATGAGTCGTAGAGGTGCAGGCTATATCAATGTTAATAACTTAGGTAATGGAAGAACGGAAGTTTCTTAATGTCAAAAACATACATATTGGTAGATACGGCAAATACTTTTTTTAGGGCCAGACATGTAATCAGAGGCTCAACTGAAGATAAAGTTGGAATGAGTATCCACACAGTATTAAGTAGTGTACGCAAGGCCTGGAGAGATTTCAAAGGCGATCATATTATATTCTGTTTAGAAGGTCGCTCATGGCGTAAAGATCATTACGCACCTTATAAACGTCAACGTAGTGATGCTCGTGCCGCCCAATCTCCACGTGAGAAAGAAGAGGATCGTGTATTCTGGGAAACATTCGACGAGTTCAAAGAGTTTATTACAACTAAAACAAATTGTACAGTTCTACAGAATCCGCAACTAGAAGCAGATGATTTAATCGCAGGCTTCATTCAAAATCATCCTAACGACAATCACGTTATTATTTCGACGGATGGAGACTTCGCCCAACTTATTGCACCAAATGTGAAACAATACAATGGTGTCATGGAAGTCACTACTACACACGAGGGATATTTTGATGCCAAAGGTAAACCTGTCGTTGATAAGAAAACTAAACAAGTCAAACCCGCGCCGGATCCAACCTGGTTGCTATTTGAGAAGTGTATGCGCGGCGACACCTCCGACAACATCTTTAGTGCTTATCCGGGAGTACGTGAGAAAGGGACAAAGAATAAAGTTGGTCTCCGTGAAGCGTTTGCCGATCGAGACAGCCGCGGATATTCTTGGAACAACATGATGCTTCAACGTTGGTCCGACCACGAAGGTGAAGAACATCGTGTATTAGATGATTACAATAGAAATGTTATTTTATGTGATCTCACTGCACAACCAGAAAATATTAAAATGTTAATTAAAGAAACAATCACTACTGCTACCACAGCAGAAAAAAATATTCCACAGGTTGGCATAAGATTAATGAAGTTCTGTGCCGCTTACAGCTTAAATAAAATTAACGAACAAATTGAAAGTTATGCTGAACCATTAAACGCAAGGTATGTATTATGAATTCAACAGCTAAAGTATTAGTTCCAAATCAAGAATGGTTAGTTACAGATAACAATAAAAAAATTGGTGCTATTTCAAAAAATAAAAAAGGCTATGTGTTTTATCACAAAGGTAAGACTGTTGATTTTAAAAATATCAACGATATTAAAACACAATTAGGTATAGCACTTTTTGAAGAAGGTATTAAAAAAATTAAAAATGATTCTACAGATAAGAATTATAATATCTATGATTATCCATGTAGTTCAAAACCCTACGATCCTGTATATAGTGTCAAAGAAAAACTTCCATTATATGCTAAAAGTTTAAAAAGCAAAAGTCGATATTGTGCTGGACACTATATTATCAAATTCCGTAAAGGTTGGGTAAAAAGTTACTGCCCAAAATTAATTACATTACAGAGATATCCATATCACGGTCCATTTAAAACTGAAATGGAAATTAAATCTCTCTTAAATAGTATTAAATCATGAAACAACTTAATACATTACCCATTGAAGATTTCTTAGAAAAGGCTCGAATTGCCATCAAATCTAATCAAAAAAACCTTACTCTTAGTATAAAAGATGTTACAGATCTTCAAAATAGTCTAAGTACGGTAATGACACGTCTTGCAGGTGAATTAGATCAAATTGCTACAACTAATCAAGAAGAAACTGTAGTAATTAAAATGGACGGTGGCACTTTTTAACGGTGAACTAATATAAATATATACGCACTTTTGGAGCGTATATCTTGTCTAGACCAAAACCCAATATCCTGTTAGAAATAACAAACAAAAAAACTTACAAAACAGAACAGGTTTTAGAAGCTGAAGCCATTTGGGCGGTCTTTTATAAAGATAAACCAATTAACTTAAAAACCGGAAGTATTGTTGCTCAACAGCTTGGTCCAAAATATAAAAAAATTAGTTTCAGTAATTCTGGTCATGCTTATAATCTCGCCGAGAAACTCAATAAGATGTTTGATACTACCGACTTCAGTGTCTACAAATTAGTTACAGGGGAAAAGGTATATCCATAAATATTTGACTATGGATCAAAAGATTGACATCACAAAATATGTTGCGGAACAATCTGGATTACCAACTGACCCAAAATCACTAAAAAAATGGACTGCACAATGGTGGTGTAATCCTAGACAAAAACTCAAAGGCGGACTTAAATTAACCGACGAGGGATTTGCCAGACTCACTACTCAATTCAAATGCCATAAAGTAATTTTGGAAGAACCAATTGAGTATACCAATCAAATGATTCTACGATTTGATAATTGGATAACATGCCCCTGGTATATAACCAATAAACATATATACGTATTCGACGATAAAACGGCTGTAGAGCTAGTGTTGTTTTCCGGCAACGTAAGAAGATTCTTTTCTGCTAAAGCAATGTCGCTTGACAAGACCGCATAAATCCTGTATAATTAATACATATTAAAGCAAAACTACTTTAATATTCCAATTAATTTTTAAGAAAGAGTGTGTTATGGCAGAGCATATTTCAGCAAATCGTACAGTTACTCCAAATGATGCAAAACGTAGTTTGCGTAAATGTATTAAAATCCAACGTCCTGTATTCATGTGGGGTCCTCCCGGTATTGGTAAATCCGATATTGTAAAACAAATTGGAGACGAGCAAGGTCGTGAAGTTATTGACGTTCGCTTGTCACTTTGGGAACCTACAGATATTAAAGGTATTCCATATTACAATAGCAATGCCAACACAATGAGCTGGGCTCCTCCTGCAGAATTGCCTACAGATCCAGAATCAACTGCTATCTTATTCTTAGATGAGTTAAACTCTGCGGCACCTGCTACACAGGCGGCGGCTTTCCAATTGGTATTGAACCGTCGTGTAGGTACTTATGTATTACCAAAAGGTGTTTCAATTGTTGCCGCTGGTAACAGAGAAGCCGACAAGGGTGTTACTTATAGAATGCCTGCACCGTTGGCAAATCGTTTCGTTCACTTGGAATTGAAGAGTGACTTTGAAGATTGGCAAGAATGGGCATTGGCAAATAAGATACATGAGCAAGTTGTAGGTTATGTTGGCTTTGCTAAAAATGACTTATACGACTTCGATCCAAAGTCTAGCTCACGTGCATTTGCCACACCACGTAGCTGGTCATTTGTATCCGAATTGCTTATGGACGATGACTTGCCAGAAGGTACATTGACAGATTTGGTTGCAGGTGCAATTGGAGAAGGTTTGGCAGTTAAGTTTATGGCACATCGTAAAGTTGCCAAACAAATGCCTAAGCCCGAAGACATCCTGTCTGGCAAAGTTAAGAAATCTGAAATCAAAGAGATTTCCGCTATGTATTCATTGACAGTTAGCCTGTGCTATGAACTCCAAACTGCACATCAAAAGAAGACCAGCAATTGGGATGCAATGGCAGACAACTTCTTTGGTTATATGATGGATAATTTTCCAACTGAGTTAGTAGTGATGGGAGCGAAGACAGCCCTTACAAATTATCAGTTGCCATTTGATGCGTCCAAACTTAAAAACTTTGATCGCTTCCATGAGAAGTATGGCAAGTTCATTATCCAAGCAATGGAATAACTTTAAGGCCCTTAGGGGCCTTTTTTACTTGCATTTTATCTAGAATTCATGTATAATATACTATATACAGTAACAAGCAGGAGAACTAAATGTCTAAAGTAATGAAGGCAGAGAAAACTACTAAAATTGAGAAGAGAGAATTTTCTCAAGTTGAAAAGAATAAAATTATTGAAAAGTTGACCACAGCTCGTATTGGCCTGTTGTTGCGTCATCCATTTTTTGGTAATCTTGCAACACGGATGAAATTAATTGATGCTACAGAATGGTGTAATACACTGGCTACAGATGGTCGTAATTTTTATTACAATAACGACTTTGTCAATAAGTTAACACCTAAACAAGCAGAGTTTGGGTTTGCACACGAAGTATTGCATAACATATTTGATCATATGGGTCGTAGACAAGATCGCGATCCTATGATTAGTAATATTGCCGCTGACTATGCCGCTAATCAAATCCTAAAAGATGAGCGGATTGGCGAAGTGCCGGATTGGATCAAAATTTTCCAAGATAACAAGTATCGCGGCATGA